CAATTGGATGCCATTGATCTGGGTCGTATTGCTATGGGAATGTTCTCTAAGGGTAGGGTGTTTGAAACTGATGTCTCGAATTGGGATGGATCTTTGGTTCCTGAGATGTTGGAGTTTGAAGTGTGGTTCATTGAAAATTGTTTACCACATCTTCCTCCAGATTGGAAGGAGTTGAAGAAACATTGGACGGACGTTCGGGGTTTCGGTAAAAATGGATTTGCATTCAAAACAACCCATGGTCGTCGTTCTGGCGACATGTGGACCTCTTGTTTTAATAGTCTCTTGAATATACTTATCGCTTCTTTTGTTTTCGGGGATGGTATAGAAATCGTTGCCAAAGGAGATGACAATTTCTTATGCGTTCCTGACGATCGAGATGTTGATGATGTTGTTGAGAAGTATTCTCGTCTTGGTATGACTGTAAAGTTGGTTGAAAGACATGTTGTTAATCGACTTGGATACTGCTCTGGGACTTTTTATCCAACTAGTGATGGTTGGAAGTGGGGCGTGTTACCGTTTCGCATTTTGGCAAAGCTTGGGTTGAATTTACATCGTCATGGTGCAAATTCTCACAAACGATTGCTGACTGGCACAGCGGTTTCTATGTTACCCATTGCAGGGCATGTTCCTTTCATTGGTGATGTCTTGAGACGTATAGTTGAATCATCTGATGAACGACCATTGTCTCCAGATGTTGTCGAGTGGAAAACTACCTCTGCACGGGTCCACGAATGTGAACCTATATCATACAACTTTGCCGCAGATAGATACGGTTTTGGCATAGAGGACATTGATAGATTGTTGATGCAATGTAACTATAATGTTAGAACAGGGAAATTGTTGTCAGTGGATGATTTCCCCATTGTTTTTGGTGATCCTTTGTTTCTCCATGGGTTTCAAGTCGACGCTTCTTGTGAAAATGAGGCGATTAGTGTCGACCACATACATTTTACTGAGAATGAATTCGTTGCTGTCGAGAGTGGCAATGTTGATGTTAGAGAGCAGCTCAGTGTGTATGTTATGCCTCTCGTCGAAGAAGTGGCCAAGTTTTACTTGGGGTGGTTCGGTGTTCTGTGTTTTATGGTCATTGAGGGTCATTTCTTCGGTTTGTTCAATTCTTTGTTGCACTTCGGGTTTTGGGTAGCTTCACAGTACTCATTGCTCTTTGCGATTTTCATGCATTATCTGTGGAATTTTTACGTGTTCTCTCTCCGTCATGGAGGTCGAAGAGAATGGTCGAGAGCAGATTACGGGTCCATTTTGTCCATGGGTTTGACGATGAAACGGCAACGCGCTTTCGG